CCTAATTTTTCCTCCAATATTCTTTTTTGTATCAATTCATCAATGTATTTAAAAGCACCTATATACGCAATCCCCTTTACACCACCACCACTTAATATTAATTGTTTTATTGTTCTTTTCATCCAAAACACTTGTATTATATTTTTATTATTTTTTTTCACATTAAACAAAATAATAAACAAAATAATCATTATATAAATTTTTTTGATTCAAACAACATATCAAAACTACAATGTAAAATGTCTCGAATACTATACGTATATTCTGTAAATTCAGAATCATTTAAATAAATTGTAAAATCATAATCAAAAATATTTATATCATTGTCACCTTTATTCCTAACATAATTCTGAATATGATTAAAAAAAGGTAATAATATAACCCCTTTTTCATAATAATAACAAAATTTTCTAAATTCTTCCGTTGTATCTATAATATCATCTTTGCCAGTTTCAGTTACTTTTTCAGTTGCTTTTTCAGTTACAGTTTCAGTTACTTTTTCAGTTACAGTTTCAGTTACTTTTTCAGTTACTTTTTCAGTTACTTTTTCAGTTACTTTTTCAGTTATACTACAATGAACTATCATGTTTTTATTTAATAAATAATTATCTATATTTGATCTAAAATCGTTTATTTCGTTCCCAGTTTCACTTTCGTTCCCAGTTTCGTTTACAAATATTATATTGTGAGTCTTGTTATTATGTACAACATCATATCTTTGTATATTATATTTACCTACAATATCACATCTAGTCGATGTAAAACAATCTTGTTTTATATAATTAAAATTGTCAATTTTCCACTTCATTAACTTTACAAATAATTTAAAAATCTTTCGGATTAAAAATTTCCTATAATACAAAATACTAACAAAACATAACAAGTATAAATAAAACATTTTTAATTTAAAAACTAAATACTTTTATTTTTAAATTTGTATAACTATGGACTTTTTTCAATTTTTACAAAACTCATCCGACACTACTAATAAAAAACCCAACAAAAAAAATATTGTAAAAACACAAGACCAAGACCAAGACCAAGACCAAATACAAGACCAAAACCAAGACCAAATACAAGACCAAATACAAGACCAAACACAAGACCAAGACAACCAACAACAGCAGAATCAAGAAATCACAGTATACAAAAACATCAAACGAGGTGATTTTGTAAAAATAATATACTTAAAAAATAGTAATTTAAATATTTATAAAGGATACGTTGGAGACATTAGAGAATACAGAAAAGACCAAAATTCTGCGATTATATTTTTACACGCAATATCTTCAAGTAATAACATAAGATTTCCTATAGAACATTTTATAAAAATAGATTAAGTTTCAAATAAATTAGTATAAGTTATATTGTTTTCAGAACAAAAAAGTTCTATAAAAGTTTTGTTTATTTCTTTTATAACATTTAATTTAAGATATTTATCATCGGTTTTGTTGATTATTATATCGCTTTTATTTATAGCATAAGAACAAGACTTAATACTAGGATTTTTATTTACCAATGTTACAAATGCTTGTTTATATATTTGTTTTATATCTCCCCGAGAAATATAAACAAACCAAATTTTATTATTACCCTTAAGTTTTAATTGTTTAAACATCTTGTTAAAAGTTAAAAGACCTCGTTTTATCACATCATCTTCGTTTGTTAGTATATTTATATTACAATATTCGAATTTATCGAGTTCAAAATGTTTTTGATTAACTATAATATTTAATTTTAAACAACGCGTTATATATTCTTTATCTTGTGTATCGTCTAAATCTATATAATAATACACATCTAAAAGTTGTTTTGTATTATTTGTATTATTTTTATTATTTTTATTATTTGTATTATTTATATTTAAATTACCAATATCAATATCTCCGGTCGAATTGTTATACATATTCTTTTATATATGTCCAGGTTTTTTAATTGATTTTTTACCTTAATTAATAAAACTTTTTTTAAACAGTATTTTATATGAAAGACTTTTCAAAATATAATTCAACATCTGGTTTATCTACCAAATCTTGGGGGCCTAGTGGTTGGTACTTTTTATTTTCATGTATAATGGGCGGATATCCTGTAAAATTAGATAATAATAATAAAGAGCACCGTATAATAAGACGTCATTTTAAAAACATGTTGTTAAGTTTAGGTTATACAATGCCTTGTATTTTTTGCAGACAATCATTTCAAGAGTTTTGCAAAGAAATACCAATAGATAATTTTTTATCTGGTAGAATAGATCTTATGAAATGGCTATATGAAATCAGAAACAAAGTCAATCAAAAATTAATAGCACAAGAACAAAAATGTTATAACGATGAAAAAAAACGCCTAAAAAAATTATATCATTCTAAACCAAGTTCTAAACTATCAGACGAATCCAAAAGAATATATTATAAAAATTTACAAACTTTTCGTCAAAAAACATTTGTCACCACACCTTCGCCTTCATTTGAAGAAGTATTAGATAAATATGAAAGCATAAGAGCTGTATGTTCAAAACGTGCAAAAACTTGCGCATTACCAAACAAATAAAAATTACATTTGTTAAATTGCTTGTCTTTAATTGCTCTTAATGATAAATAAATTTCATTAAGAATTTTATAATTGTTTTTTTTGCTAGAATTATTATTTATGTTTGATGTATTATACACCGATTTCAAAGAATCTTCTCATTTGAGCAGGACTTTGTTCGTAACTGCTTTGATTCCAAGGTCCTGCATTTTCTTTTGGAATAGGAGGTAGCGATCGAATATCGTGATAAGGAATTTTGTTAGATTGCATAACTGTATTGATTCCAACGTGATATCCACTGATTAAGAAGTTTTGTTCCTTTAATAATTTAGAAACAGGATTTTCCTTTGCAAATTCATTTTCAGCATCGTATTTTGGCAATAAATCATCAGCTTTAACTTGATCTTCTCCAGCTACAATTTTATCAATCTGTTCTTGTTCGGCATTTTTACCAATCTGTTCTTGTTCAATTGTTTGTAGTTCGGGTTCTGCAAGAGGTTTTTCTTCACCTTGAACATTTTCTAATTGTTCAGGCATAATTCCATAATAATTTTGCATCTTTTCTGTTCTTTTAGTACCCCATTTCGTATAATTAAAAAAAATGTATACTCCAAGTAAGATCAATGCTACTTTAATCATATCATTTGATTGAATGAGTTCTAAAATATTAGCCATAGTTTTGTTTTAATATAGTATAATAAAATAAAAAAATTTAATGTTTAAAAATTGAAAAAACACCTAAAATAAATAGTTTTTTTATTTAAAAATATTTTACATTACAATTCATGTAAAAATACCTGTCATATGGATTACGATTATTATACAAGTGATTTTGAAGAAGACATTAACAATACCATAGATATTTTTCTTTACCGTAAAACAGATGATGTTATAGATTTATACGAATCTATTAAACAAAGATTTCACATGTCATCACCATTTTTTTTAAGTTACCTAGTTTCTTATCACTTGACAGAATATATCATTGAAAAATGTATATTAAAAAACAAATTTACATTTACATATAAAAACAAAAATACGTGTAATAATTTTTCAGAATACTACCATAATGAATTGCAAATATCTTATAATGACATTGATAAATTTCTAAGATCTACATTTAAATATTCTGTTTCTTATAATGACTGGGTTAATTTTTGTTGTTTATATACAGATTTATACGAATTGCGCAATTAAATTTAAAACATTTTACTTATAATATCAAAATCGCCAAATATGTTTATTTGATTGATTTCTATTTTACTTATTAAGTTAAAATTTTTTAATTTTTAAATTACATTATATTAGATGATAACACTTTGTTGCGATCCAGGCTTGAGAAATTTGTCACTGTGTATAATGAATTCTGAATATAATATTTTACTATGGGATACATTTAATATATTAGATGGTGATGATTATAATTGTCAAGGTTTATTTAAAAATGGTAAAGTATGTGGTAGAAAATGTTGTATGAAATATAAGAATGATAAGAATGGTAAAGACGACAAAGATGGTAAAGACGATAAAGATGATAAGGGTGATGAAAAGTTTATTTATACTTGTAAGACGCATTTCCCTAAAGAAATCAAGAAAACAAAACTTAATGATTTTAAAAAGAAAAGTATTGATGATTATCTTTTACAAGATATAGCTAATACTTTTATAAACAGATTACAAGAAATATATGATCAAAATCCTGTATTTAAAACATTAACGAGTATTCTTATAGAATTGCAACCGAAGTGTAATCCTAAATCATTATTTGTAAGTCATATACTTTATGGTAAATTTGTTGAATTGTATAAAAACACTATTCCTATTAGATTTATTAGAGCATCCCAAAAATTACGTGCTTATACAGGCCCGCAAATTGAGTGTAAATTAAAAGGTAAATATGCTCAGAGAAAATTTTTAAGTGTTCAGTATATACGTTGGTTTTTAGAAAATAAATTTTCAAAAGAACAACGAGAAAAATGGTTACCGATATTCTTATCACATACAAAGAAAGACGATATGGGAGACAGCGGATTGATGTGTATAAATGCTATTACAGGTATACCAAAAAAACAAATTACAAATAAAAAAGGAAAATGTATTAAATAACGTATATCTTATTCTTTTTATCTTATTCTTTTTATCTTATTCTTTTTATCTTATTCTTTTTATCTTATTCTTTTTATCTTATTCTTTTTATCTTATTCTTTTTATCTTTTTATCTTTTTTATAATATTGGATACTCGTTTTACATAACTTAGGGCGTAATTAATACCGGATTTACAAATATTTATAGGTTTATAATAGTAATAATAACATACAACTTGATTATTAAATTTTACAAGTTGTGACGCTTTATCAAAATTTAAGCTGCGATTTAATTGTCTTGTTTCTGTTTGCGTTACAATAGTGTATTGTCTCATTATTAATATATATATATTATTTAAAATCACTTTTTTAACACGTTTAAAATTAAAATAAATTTAAACGTATATAATTAACTATGCTTATCAACGATTTTGAAAAACTTTCACTTCGTAAATTTAAAATTAAAAGTATTTTACCAGATGCTACAATACTTATACTCGGAAAAAGGCGGAGCGGCAAAAGTTTTCTAGCAAGAGACATCTTTTTCCACCACCGAGAGATACCATCAGGTGTAGTTTTTTCTGGTACAGAAGAAGCATCTCCATTTTTCGGAGATTTCATTCCAGATTGTTTTATACATTCTGAATACGACCCTGATTTAATCGAAAGTATAATGAATAGACAAAAACGTAAAATAAGAGAGGCAAAAGGAAAAGGTCTTTCAGAAACAGGAAAACATCAAAGTAATAATTTATTTATAGTATTAGATGATATGTTACACGATGCTGCAAATTGGAAAAAGGAAAAAACTATCAAAAGTATCTTTTTTAATGGTAGACATTACAACTTTCTTTTTATACTAACTATGCAATATGCACAAGGTATCCCACCTGAACTAAGAAGCAATATCGATTACGTATTTATATTCAACGAACCATCTGTCGCTAATAGAAAAAGAATCTATGACGCTTATGCTGGTATGATCCCGAGCTTCGAGCATTATTGTAACATATTAGATGCTTGTACACAAAACCACGAATGCCTGGTCATAAAAACGTCGGGTAATACCTCTGATTTACGAGAACAAGTTTTTTGGTATAAAGCTGAAGCACACAGTAATTTTCGAGTAGGACATTCTCAATTGTGGAAATTTCACTCGACAAATTACAACGAACGTTACGAAGAAGAAGATGATAAAGACAAGGAAGAATTTGATAAATTAAAACGTAAATTTGCAAAAACACGCAAGCTTAAAGTCATTGTTTCAAGACAAGGTGATATCGTTGGTTATAAACAAGACGATTAAACATAATTTACAAAGTTTTGTTATTTTTTACAAATTTTAATTTAAAGTTAAAATTTATATAAGGATGAAGACTAAGGATGAAGACTAAGGATGAAGACTAAGGATGAAGACTATAAAACTTTGCTCGTCCGTAAGGACGAGCGCAAAAACAAAATGCAGGTATATCATAAATTAGAAGCTCTATTCAAAATTTTGATGATGAAAAGGTCGTCCGTAAAGTGGACGACCTCCTGGGTGTAGAACAAGACACTTCATTTTTAACAGGTGTTTCTTATTTAAAAACAATTTATTATATGAGTATATAACCTACTCATAATGATAGAAGAAATGAAAAATGATAATAATTATATTGTTAAAGCATT